GTAAGAACGATTAAAGCACTCAGAAAGAGTGCAAAGACAGGCATAATGAGAGTGATTAGTACTGAGAGGAATATGAGTGCTAGGACTATATCCGGAAATGAAACGTCTTTTGTTGTTAATTGTAAATTCTCATAAAACCGTTTGTATCTCATTACTTTGTTCCTATACTATATTTTGGAATTAGTTCCCAATTTTGTTTATCTTTAAACGATATCACCTTAAACTGCCCAATGTGTCCCATTGGTACTAATTGTTCTTTGTTGACAACGGTCAATAATTTCCATTCAACCAATAAACTTGCAATGGCATTTCGTCTTTCAATATCACCAAGTTCAATATTAGTATTCTTACCATCTAGAGCAAATAACTCTTTAAAGTGGACTATGTAATACTTACCACGTTTGTGTAAAATATGTGTAGACTGATAAAGGGTTTTATCTCTATTGGATGCAATGCCAATTCGTGTTAATGTTTCTTTAATCTTTAAAAAATCATCATCTTGTTCGAACCGTATTTCAAGCATTTCATCTTGATACCACTCAAAGTATTTCTCACGTGTTGCTTGGTTTCTGTCATTAATTGCATTTATTTTGGTGAGTCCGTTTTGAAACTTCATTATTACCGCCTTTGTCCATCTTGGCTTTTATAAAGTCAAGGTGGTCATTGGACAATAATGGTAAAACCTCAACTGCCCGCTGTTCATTATAATTATAATATTCTTTAATAATATTAACTTTAGAAGAGGTTTTGTTTGCTTTCGCCCACTTATTATATCTCTTCTTTTTTCTAATACTATTTATAAAATAATCATACTGAAGCATGCCGTCAAGGTCATAGTGTTCATTCATATCATTAGCATACATTACCGTGTCTGGACTCATACTCAAAGAACGGTTAATTAAAAACCTATTCTTTAAGTATTCTCTTTCGTCCATATCCCCAGTTCGGATTAGGTTCTTATGCCCGAAGTTTAAATCGGGCAAGATGTCCTTAAATAGGTTTGCCATAAAACGACCCCATCATTTCACGGACTGCCTTTTCTGGTGCAGAACCCTGTGGATGCAGGACACATTTACCGTTTTTAAAGAAGTAAATAACTGGATGAGAACCGACAGGGAATGTTAATTGTTCCTTGACCATCTTTACCTTGACCTTTGGCCAATCTTTTAGAACAGGTTCTAATACTTCAGGGATGAAGTGCTCACATACAGGACAACCATCTTTAGAATGAACAATGACTAAGTTGTCATTACTCTTAATCAATTTCATTGCAACCATTTCAGATACTACCTTAATACCAGATTTCATACTACACCTCCTTTACAAACATACCTTCAGGAGTTAAATATCCTTTCCGGTCTTTAATTTCTTCATATGCAGATTCAACGCATTTTTGTAAATCTAACCCATGAGTCAAACATACACCCATTAAAGTGACATAGATGTCCCCAATGGCATCAATAGTTTCTGCAACATCATTTTTATTTAATGCATCTAATAATTCTGTTGTTTCTTCTAATGTTTTAATTGCTTGTGCCATGGGTTTACCATTTTCAGTAATACCTCTATCCCAAAACCACTTCTCTATCTGTTTATTTACTTTTTCCATTCAGCCTCCACCATTACTTCTGTTAAAAATGCTACCAAGTTAATTTCTCTATCTTGTACAAATGCTTGTTTATATTGATATTCACCAATCAATAACACTATCTGTGGTATTGACGATGGTGCAAGATAATCATGCATATTATCATATATTGTTCTAAAAATACGGACTGGGTCAGCGTCAATATTCTCAACGACCCACTGCCTCATTTTACCAAAGTCCCTATTCTTCAAGTATTTCATTAAAGATACTACGTCAGTTTGACCAACATTAGCAAGAATACCTTTATCTATAATACCACCAGCAGAATAACGTTGTAGTTCATTTAAAGTTCTACGGATATCCGGATAGTGCTTTTTGATTACTTCAGCAACTACTGCGGGAGATTCAACTTTAACATCTTCTTCTTTAAGAATACCGAGAATACGTTTCATCAACCCAGACATCATTTCTGGAGTATCTTTTTTGCCAGTTCTAAAATCAATCAATGTAGTTCTAGAATGGATTGGTTCAATAATCTTATCCTTGAAATTACAAGTTAAAATAAACCTTACATTCTTACTAAAATGCTCAATAAAACCACGCAGTGCTGGTTGGAACGATTGAGGGTTGAGGTAATCTGCTTCATCTAAAATGATACATTTCTTACCACCGTCAAAAGAAACCGTGCTAGCAAAGGATGCTATTTCATTTCTCAAAGTATCAATATTTCTATCTAAAGAACCATTGACAACTAGAGAAGTATAATTCAATTCATTACAAAGTGCTTTGGCAATAGTAGTTTTACCTGTGCCAGCAGTACCTGTTAATAACAAATTGGGCATATCCCCATTCTTAACGAATTCTGCGAAAGTTGATTTTATTGCTTCAGGAAGAATACAATCATCAATTTTCTGGGGTCTATATTTCTCAACCCATAAGAATTCGTCTTGTCTATCCATATGTAGAATCAGACTCTAGTGCTACCCAATAAATTAAATCACCACAGGTAAATTTACTAATGTTCTTTGAACTAATTTCTACATCATAATCATTAGGTAACATTTTCATACGTTCGGTCAAAAAGAAGAAATTGAAATTATCATCACCATCATAATCACCAACTTCAATTGAATATGTATTTGAAGTATCGTTTCTTTTATCACACACCTCTGCTACGATCTTATTATCAACGTTTTTAATACATAAATCATTTAACCCTAATGTACCAGTTGCACGTAATAATTTGTTAAATACGTTTGCTGTTAGTTTAAAATTAACTTCACATTCAGGCATTGTAATTTCTTTCTCAGGATATACAATGATTGATTTATCAGCATACCAATAAGAAGTAGTAGAACCATCTTGCCCTGTCATAGTGACCGAAGTATCACCGAATTCTAATTCTGCTTTATCAAATAATGACAATGCAGATAAGAATTCATTTAAGTCGTAAATACCAAACTCTTGTGGGAAACTTTCTTCCACTGTGGCACTTGCCAGAACGTTCTTTTGAACACTCATTGTATCTAAACCAGAACCACCCTTAACTAGAATTGATTGATTAATAGTTGCGAAATTCTTAAGAATTCCAATTGTCTTTTCACTTAGTTGCATTTACTGCTCCTTTTATTCATAATTAATACATCTATTATACTATACTTTTTACATAAAGTAAAGTTTTTCTTTATTATTTTTCGTAGATTGTATCAGAGTCAAACTCACCACGTTTTTCATCAAACGCAGTAGCAAGCACAAGATAATGCATTGCTTTGATTAAATCCATTTTATTTTTACCACTCTTCTTACCATATCTCATTAGATACTTAATAGCATTATCAATAGACGTGGAAGATAATGTCCCTCTAGACTCAAATACATCTAAAGTTTGAACATCATTGTCTTTGTTTGTATAGTGAGAAGTGTATGTACCTTTAATGTAGTCATCGACATCATCAAGGATTTTACCCTCACCATATTTAAAATTAAAATTATTTTCCAATACCATTTCCTCCGACATGATCATGATCATCCACTTTCAACTCAAGGTCTTTCAACTTTCGTTTCGATGCGTTAATATCAAGTTGAATCATAACAATCTTATACGTTACAAACCCTATTAATAAATATGCTACTAAATTAACTGCTTCAATTATTTCCATTTATTTCTCCTTAATTATATACTTCTTCTTTTAATACAACATCATCCCAACCCTGAATATAATCAGGTTCTGAGTACCATGCACCAATTGCACTATCATTGATAGAGTATTTGATTTGCTTTCTCACTTCTAACTTCAATTCATCATAAGTTTCACTTGTCATTTCTTTGCCATCATAAGTGCCTACTGATGTTCCAAGTTGACCCATAATATCATTAACGACTCCTTCAAGGGAAAACATCCAAATCTTTTTATGATAACCAGAATAGTCAAAACACTCTTCATCATCTACTTCTGCGGAAACCTTTTCTGCTACATTATCATATACCTTTATATGAATGCCACCAAGGCATTCCTTTTGTTGG